AGACTGAGGAGTATGGTAGGAAAGTATCTGAGGGAATAATAAAAGAAGATAGCTTCTACTACGTTAAGTATTTCTGTGACTTAGAAACTGATTGGACTACAGAGGAAGCATTAAGGATAGCTAATCCAGGAATAGAAACTGGAGTAGTAAAATTAGATTATCTTAAAAGAGAACAAGAGAAAGCTATCAAGTTACCAAGCTATGAGAATACTTTTAGAATGTTACATCTTAATCAATGGATGTCATCAGCTAGTAAGTGGCTTAGTGACCAGCAATGGATGGAGTGCAACAAAGCTCCAATACACTTAGAAGATTATAAAGGAATGACTGCTTACGCTGGACTTGACTTAGCTAGTGTTCGAGATGTTTCAGCTTTTGTTTTAATCATTCCAGAGGATGATAGGTTTACGGTAATACCTTACTTCTTTGCTCCTAAAGAAAATGCTTTTATTCGTTCAAGACGTGACCAAGTAGACTACATAGGTTGGGAGAAAGAAGGACTAATGGAACTAACTGAGGGCGATGTCACAGACTACAACTATATAAAGCGTAGAATAAAAGAAGTCGCTGAAGTCGTAAACATAAAGTCGATAGCCTACGATAGATGGAATAGCTCCCAGCTTATCCTGGATTTAGTAGAAGAGGGTTTACCTTGTGAACCTTTCGGTCAAGGATTTGGTAGTCTCTCAAGTCCGACCAAAGAACTCGAGAAAATCGTACTAGGCAAACAGATAAACCACGCTGGTAATAAAGTGTTGAGGTGGATGGGTTCTAACTTAGCTATGAAAACAGACCCAGCTGGAAATATAAAAATGGATAAGAGTAAGTCAAGTGAGAAGATTGACGGAATGGTTGCTTTAGTAATGGCTTTAGGATGTTATATGAATGACGATAGCAGCGACAATTCTACCTATGATGACAGAGGAATAGTCTGGATTTAGTCGTCCACTTTTGCGATTTCTCTTATCTTTGTAATGTAATTACAATTTTATGGGACTATTTGACTTCTTGCGTTCTGAGAAGAGGGGCGATAATTTTTTAAAGGCAGTTTTCGGTGGCTATGGTGCAGCCAACAGAACAGCAGTAACTAGAGATACATCTTTAACATTTAGTGCAGTCTTTGCGTGTGTTAGAGTTATCAGCGAATCAATAGCTAGTCTACCTATAAAAGTTTACAGAGTCGAGGAAGATGACGACAAAATAACTGACGTTAGCCATCCAATCTACCGACTACTAGCTCGTAATCCTAACGAGTATATGACACCATACACATTCCTAGATACTCTTATGACTAACTTATTGCTAGAGGGGAATGCGTATTTTTATATTGAGAGAGATAGCAACGCAAGACCAATAGCATTAATACCTATCAATCCACAAGACGTTAAAGTAATAAAGCACGAAGGTCAAATCTATTACGACATCAAAGACTATGAAATAGGAGTAATGAAGGAGGATATGCTACACTTCTTTAACTTATCGTTTAATGGTTGTGAGGGTGTTAGCGTATTGAAAGCACAGAATACTACAATAGCAACGTCAATAGCTGCTAACGATACAGCAAATAGTTATCTTGGAAACTCTGCACAAGTTGGTGGAGTGATTAAGCATCCAGGTAAACTATCTAAAGAAGCTGTAGCAAGATTAAAGAACTCTTGGAATCAGAACTACTCTGGCTCGTTTGTAGCTGGTAAGACTGCTATCCTTGAGGAGGGTATGACATTCGAGCAAACTAACATAGATGCTAATAAGTATCAGCTTTTGGAGACTAGACGTTTCCAGATAGAGGAAGTAGCTAGAATATTTAAAGTGCCATTATCTTTAATAGGTCACTTAGAGAAAGCTGCTAACTACTCATCTATTGAGGCTTTAAGTATAGACTTTGTAAGATTTACTCTTATGCCTTATATGGTAATGGTAGAGCAAGAGCTTAACAGAAAGCTATTTAGAGAAACAGAGTTTGGCTCGTTTACTATTAAGCTAGATGCTAATGCTTTACTAAGAGGAGATAGTTCCTCACGTGCAAGTTATTACAGAGAGATGGCTAGTATAGGTGCTTTGTCTATTAATGAGATTAGACGAATGGAGGACTTGAATAGAGTAGGACCAGAGGGAGACCAATTATTTATGCCGTTAAACTTTGCTCCAGTTGGAGACGTAGAAGAGGAGGACAAAGAATAGATGCCGATACCTACTAAAAATATAGACGAGACTAACGAGGAGTTCATCGAGAGATGTATGGCTGATGATACTATGGTAGAGGAGTATGAAGATGACCAAAGGTTAGCAATCTGCTCTTTACAATTAGAAGAGGACAGAGCGTTAGAGGATATAAACACTAAGCCAACTCAAGAGATGGCTGACGAAGCTGCACAAGGCTTAGAATGGCGTGAGGAGTTTGGTAGAGGTGGAACAGAGGTAGGAGTTGCAAGAGCTAGAGATATTAAGAACAGAGTAAACCTTAGTATCAAATCAATAAAGAGAATGTACTCTTATTTTAGTAGACACGAAGTAGACAAAGAAGGTCAAGGCTTTTATAGTGGTGACGAAGGTTATCCATCTGCTGGACGTATTGCTTGGGCATTATGGGGTGGAGATGTTGGCTTCTCTTGGACTAAAAGAAAGATAAAAGAAATAGGTAAAGAAGAAAAATTTATAGATATGAAAAATAAAGAAGTAAGAACATTTAATGTTCAAGACTTAGAGCTAAGAATGGACGGAGAGAATCCAATAGTAGTAGGTTACGGTGCAGTCTTTAATAGTGAGTCTAATGACTTAGGAGGCTTTAGAGAGTTTATAGCTCCTGGTGCTTTTGAAGGACGTTTAGAGGACGATGTACGTTTCTTAATTAATCACGATGGCTTACCACTAGCTAGAACTACTAACGGAACTCTAAGACTATCTGTTGATGAGAGAGGATTAAGGTATGAGGCTAAGTTAAATCCTAATGTATCAACTTCAAGAGACTTAATCGAGTTACTAAAAGACGGTACTATTAACCAGTCTAGCTTTGCATTCATTGTAGAGGATGACTCTTGGGAGGTAAAAGACGGAACTAACTACAGAACGATTAACAAAGTATCTAGGCTTTACGATGTATCGAGTGTAACATATCCAGCTTATGATGCTGCTAGTAGCTCTGTTGCTTTACGTTCTATGGAACAATGGCAAGAAAAAGAAGAAGCTAAAAAACTAGAAGAAAGTTTAGAGGCTGAAAAAATAGAGGCACAAAAAAATGAAGAAGATTTAAAACAACGCAGCCTCCATAAAATGCGTTTGACAATCTTAAAAAATAAATATTAATATTAATTTTCTATAAAATGAAAAACTCAAAATCTTACAAAGAGGAAAGAGCTGAGGTTATCGAAAAGATGGAAGGACTTGTAGCATCTGCTGAAGGTCGTGACTTATCTAACGATGAGCAGAGCAACTTTGACTCTTTAAATGATAAAGTAGAGGAGTTAAATAAGATGGCAGTTCGTGCTGAATCTTTTGAGAAACTTCAAGCTACTAAAGCTGTTAAAGAAGTAACAGAAAACACTCCTAGCGAAGTGAGAGACTATTCTTTCCAAGATGCTATGAATCAAGCTGCAACTGGTCGTTTAGAAGGTCTTGTAAAAGAGATGGACCAAGAGGCAAGAAACGAGGCTCGTTACACTGGTCAATCATTCAAAGGTATTGCTATACCATCTTCAATCCTAACTCGTGCTGCTGTAGCTACTGCTGCTGGTAACGCTACTGAGGTTATGGCTTGGACTGACCAATTAGAAGCAAACTTAGTTTTAGCTTCTGCTGGTGCTAATTTCTATGCTGGTGTTGACAATATGAAGTTCCCAGTATTTAGTGCTATCAACTCTGGCTTCGTTGCTGAGACTGGTGGTTCTGCTCCAGCTGCTAATGGTACTGCTACAAGCGTAACATTATCTCCTAAGAAACTTATCTCTATTGTTAATGTATCTGCTGAGGCTATCGCTCAAAACGCTTCAATCGAGGCTGCATTGAGAAGAAATATGGCTCAGTCTGTTGCTGCTACTTTAGAAGCTGCTTTATTAGGAACTGGTGATGTATCTAACGCTCCAGCTTCTATCTTCGCTGACGCTGCTGCTGGTTCTACTGCTGCATTTTCTGCTGCTAGTGCTATCGCTCTTGAGTCTGCTATCTTAGATGCTGGTGTACAATTAGAAGGTGCTAGAATGGCTTACTTAGTAGATACTAATGCTTATACTGCTGCTAAGTCTGCTGCTCAAGTTTCTAATGTTTCTCCATTATATGATAACAGAGACAAAACTATTAACGGATATTTCTCTTTCGTTTCTAGTAATGTTGGTAATGGTGGCGGTGCTACTAAAGACCACGCTCTATTCGGAGACTTCTCTAAAGTTCACATTGCTCAGTTCGGTGGCTTAGACGTTATATATGACATCTATACTAACGCTGGAACTGGTGAGCCAAGATATATCTTGACTTCATTAGTTGATGGTGATGCTGTACAAAACGATACTGCTTTTGCTTCTTTGATTGAAGCGTAATTTGTTTATTTTAACGGAGGGAGGATAAATCCTCTCTCCATTAATTTTTTAAAATGGAATACT